ATAATAGAGGTAATAGGTCATTTGATATTAAACAATGGGCAGCTATAAAAGCCTGGACAAAGATTTCTAAAAATAAAAAGATAAATAAAAAAGAAGCTGAGATTATGTATAAGTATATTAGGGAGCTGCAAGATTTAAGTTTTAGAAGAGATAAGTTTTGGCAGGACTTACCTGATTATCAAGAATATGATTTTAAAGGTTTGAAAGATTGGTGTGGCTTAGATTTACCAGATGAATCAAAAGATAAACCTTGGTGGGAGATATTACAACGTAATTTTAAACCTGAACAAATAACTTACTTTATCAGATTATTAAGAAGATACGGAGCTAGGCAACTTAACGCAGAACCTCAAATAATTATAGATACAATACACTCTGTAAAAGGTGGTGAAGCAGATAATGTATTGATATATTCAAAAACTAATTGGCCATCTGCCTTCAGGAATAAAAATATATCTGAGAAATCAGATGAAAAGAGAGTTTATTATACAGGTGTAACAAGGGCAAAAAATACTTTACATATTTTATCCACAGACTATAAATATAACTATCCTATCGGTTCAGATTACTTTGTTTATTTACAGGAGAAAAAATGAGTATATGGGAAAAAGGTGGCAAGCACTATAAAAGTTTAAAAATACAACCTTCTAAATTCATTAATGAAAACAATTTACTATTTGCAGAAGGTAACGTTATAAAGTATGTTTGTAGACATAGAAATAAAAACGGAAAAGAAGATATTCAAAAGGCAATTCATTATTTAGAGATGATTATTGAAAGAGACTATGACTAGTTTACAACTAACTTTTAATTTTAAAAAACACATATGGTCAGCTCCTAGTGATTACAGAGATTTATCTGAGGCGAAAGAAATTGCCATTGATTTAGAAACAAGAGATGATGGTATAACAAAAGGCATTGGAGCAGGTTGGGCTACAGGAGCTGGTGAGATAATAGGTTTTGCTGTAGCAACTGAGGGTTGGCAAGGATATTATCCCTTTGGTCATTTTGGTGGTGGTAATTTAATAAAAGAACAAGTTATGAGGTATATGCATGATGTGTGTAGTTTACCTTGCACTAAAATTTTTCATAATGCTCAGTATGATGTAGGTTGGCTTCAAGCTTATGGTATCGATGTAAAGGGTGAAATAATAGATACTATGGTAGCTGGCGCCCTGATAGACGAGAATAGATATACTTATAAATTAAATGCTTTAGCGAAAGATTACATAGGAGAGTTAAAAGCAGAAACTGACTTGATTGAAGCTGCTAAGGCGCATGGTGTTGATCCTAAAATGGAGATGTGGAAGTTACCAGCTGAACATGTAGGTTATTATGCGGAACAAGATGCACGGCTCACGTACCTTTTATGGCAACGATTTAAACATGAAATAAGACAACAGAATCTTGAAACCATATGGGAGCTTGAAAAAAACTTATTACCTATTCTTATTAAAATGCGCAAGCAAGGTATAAGAGTGAATGTTGAAAAGGCTGAACAGTTACAAATGGATTTTAGTAAAAAAGAAAAAGTATTATTAAGTAAGATAAAAAAATTAGTAGGTAAAGATGTTGATATTTGGGCAGCCAGACAAATAGGATTTGCCTTCGACAAATTAGGTATTGATTACCCTAAAACACCAAAAACAGGTGAGCCAAGTTTTACACAAAATTGGCTTATGAACTCGAAACAAGAAATATCTAAGTTAATTGTAGAAGCCAGAGAGATAAACAAATTTCACAATACATTTTTAAATTCAATTATGAAGTACGAACACAAAGGTCGTATTCATGGAGAAATAAACCAACTGCGTTCAGATTCAGGTGGCACTGTATCAGGTAGACTTAGTATGTCTAATCCTAATTTACAACAGCTGCCTGCAAGGAATAAGGACTTCGGTCCTTTAATCAGAGGCCTTTTTCTTCCTGAACAGGACCATAAGTGGGGTTCTTTTGATTATTCTCAACAAGAACCTCGCTTAGTTGTACACTATGCCGCAAGTATTGGTGAGGGTTATGAGGGCAGTCAAGAGTTAGTTGAAGCGTATACTAACGCTGATGCAGACTTTCATCAAACTGTCGCTGATCTTGTTGGCATAGATCGTAAACAAGCTAAAACAATCGGATTAGGTCTTATGTATGGTATGGGCAAAAACAAACTAGCTAATATGTTGGGTGTGTCTTTTGATGAAGCTAAAGAATTAATTAACAAATATAATAAGAGAGCTCCTTTTGTAAAAATGTTATCTGATAGATGTATGCATAAAGCAAATTCAGAAGGTGTAATTAGAACCAAGTTAGGTCGCAAATGTCGTTTTGAAATGTGGGAACCAAAAGATTTTGGTGTACATACACCCGAGCGGTTTGAGAATGCCTCTGCTAAGTATGGCTCTAGTAATATAAAAAGAGCTTTTACATATAAGGCTTTGAATAGATTAATTCAGGGTTCAGCTGCTGATCAAACCAAGCAAGCGGTTGTCGAATGTCACAAAAATGGTTTTACTCCAATTTTACAAATTCATGATGAATTGTGTTTTAATATTAAAAATGATGAAGACGTAGATAAAATAAAGGGAGTGATGGAGAGTTGCGTGAAACTGAAAGTTCCAAGTGTAGTCGACGTAGCGATAGGAAAAGACTTCGGTGAAGCTTCCTAGTAATTTATTTTAGCATTAGCAATATCTCTTTGAATAATTTTCTCTTTGATGAGATCAATTTTTCCCTCGATATCTTTCATATCAACAGAATATACACCCCTAGTTAGATACATATGATTCCATTGATTTTCTAACGCCATTTTTTCTGCAATCAGTGCATTCATTACGTTTCTCCTACTAATATAATATAATTTTTTGATATTTTGTCAATATTTCTTGACCTACCCCACATTGTTATATATAGTTAGGATATGAAAACTTTTATCAAATCAAAACGAACAATAAATTTTTTACAACAGATAGAAGCAGCTTTAAGAAAAGTAGAGGCTACTGATTTTAGAGGAAATCCTTACGATGAGGGCGATGTTGCTGAACATGTAAAAGACTTTAAAAAAATTATATATCAATGTCCTGACACAGGTGTAGAACATCAAGTGTTTGGCACGGACTTGGCAGCAGCTATGATAAAATCAGAAAATTTAGCTAAACGTGGGCAGGATGACTAATCCTTTTTTGTTAGAAACTCCTGGTGTTATAAACTTTTCTGGTGGTAGAACATCTGGCTTTATGTTGAGAAAGATACTAGATGCTTTTGATAATAAGCTGCCAAAAGATTTGCCGGTTTGTTTCGCTAACACTGGTAAAGAAATGCCACAAACTTTAGATTTTGTACACGAATGTTCTACAAGATGGAATGTTCCTATTGTGTGGATGGAGTGGGACAATGAATCAGAGAACCATTTAAAGATTGTTGATTATGAAACAGCATCAAGAGATGGTGAACCTTACGAAAAGTTAATAGACAGTAAAAGATTTTTACCTAACCCTGTTACAAGATACTGTACGTCTTATTTAAAAATAAAAACTATGCGAGCATATTGTATGTTTCATTTAGGTTTTGAACATTGGATGTCTTATGTAGGTCTTAGATACGATGAGCCACATAGGGTAGCTAGACTGTCTAATCGTAATAAAAAAGAAAGATGGGAAACAGAAGCACCTTTACATGATGCAAAAATTGTAGTGCAGGATGTTTTTGATTTCTGGAAAGATAATGATTTTGATTTGCGTTTACCAAATATTGGCGGTAAAACACCACAAGGTAACTGTGATTTATGTTTTTTAAAAGGTGCAAACACAATAAAAAACATAATGAAATCAGATCCAAAATTAGCTGATTGGTGGATCAAACAAGAAGGTAAAAAAATGGGCACGGGAAATGATCGTGCTGCATACTTTCGTAAGGACAGACCAAGCTACGCTAAATTACTACAAAACACTAAAGATCAACTTGAATTGTTTGAGTTTGATCAAGCAACCGATACATGTTTTTGTCACGACTAGAAAGGAGAAATTATGGACATAAATAAATGGAAATCTGTGGCGGTACGTTCTGAAAATTATGCATTACTAAAAGGTTTATGCAAAAAGAAATACAGAACACCTGGCGCATTTATCGAAAAATTAATTTATGATTACATTAGTTTTCAAGCAAAGAAAGAAAAACTACCAGAAGAAAAATATAAAGAACTTTTATTGGAGGAGAAATGAAAAAAGACTTGAGATGGGCGCCATTTCTTGCATACAGAGATAACAAGAGATATGGCACTGGATATTTGGACACGTCGCTTGCGCACGAGGATTATAAAAAAGGCATACATATTTCTTTACCACAAGACCTTGAGCTTATAATGGATAGTGAGTTCGAGTATAATGGTAAGAAAATGAAAGCCTTAACTGTTCATAAATGTCCACATCGGGATGAATCTCTTTATGTTTTTGCCAGAGAAGTAGAATGAAATGGATTTTGATATTATTCTTATACACTGGTGAAGAAATTGTATATGGAGAACTAGAAGCTTGTAACATAGAAAAAATTTGGGACAAAGTTGAGATGTACGAACAAGAGAATAACATAGATGTTCAAGGTTGGGGTTGTTATGATGAAAAAACATTTATCATACGTCAAAAGGCTCGAGAAAGTTTAGGTATCGATGTTTGATTGGTTTATTGTTACACTTTGGTTTGAGTTAAATAATAAACTGTATATGAAACATTATCCAAATCATCTAATTAGTGACTGCCGGTCAGGAGTTGTTGAGCTCATAGATGTTTACGAAAAAAAATACCCATTACGTAAATTTCGTGCTGCTAAATGTAACAAAGCTACTGATTGGGTAAGAAAATATAAATTTAAAAATTGGGATAAATTTTTGTTTTACAAGGAGGAGAAATGACTAAACGAAAACATATAATTTGTGAAGAATGTAAAGGTAATGGCTATATCCGCACCGATCACAATAAACCTATGTCAGCTGACAACACACACATTTGTTCTGCATGTCAGGGTGAGGGTTCAGTTGGTGATTGCAGAATAGATTATAATGACGAAGTTCAATATTGGTGTTAACATAAAAAGAAAGGCTACAAAATGAAAAATAAAAAAACACAAATGAAAGCAGAGGAAATGAACGAAGTATATATAGAGTTTGTGCATAAATATGGCGAAATGCGAAAAAAATATAATGCTGAGCCTTTATTAAAAGGTGGTTTGTTTGCTGCATTAGAAGGATTGATAGAATGTGCTCCTACAAAACAAGCAGCACTCAACAGTATTTTTTCTATGGTTGAAATGATAATGAATAAAGATGCGAAATCAGAAGAAGAAAAAGTATTTAGAGTACTAAAAGAAACTATTCATGAATTTAGTAAAGAGGTACATTGATGAATGAAAAAGAAATATTACTTAAATGTATAAAGTATCCAAATTTTCCTGCAGACATGTTAATAAATAAATATGGCTTAACTATGTCTGATTTACAAAAAGTAAAAAATGGTGATTTGTATAAAATTCTAAAAAAATAAAATGCCGCGCTATTATAAACCAGCTAATAGTTTTACAAGTATTAGTTGTGAAGAACTGTTTGTCAAAGATTCTCAATACAGGAATAGACATCGTTTAAAACTCAGAGTCATGAAAACCGGTAAAGTACCATACGAGTGTTTTAACTGCGGAAATCAAGGAAAATGGAAAGGAAAAAAATTAACACTTGTCTTAGACCATAAAAATGGTGTAAAACTAGATCATAGGCTCGAGAACCTTAGGTTCGTGTGCCCAAACTGCGATAGTCAGTTACCCACGTATAAAAGTAGAAATATCAAGTACCAAGAATCACGGAACAGGGGCCAGAAGTAACCTTAACTAGGAGACTTTGTGAGTGATTTAAACAAAACTGATGAAATTATGTCAATTTTGAGTAAAAATTTGACGAAAAAAGATTTTAAAAAAGTAATGGACTTCATATACGCCACTTCTTTAGGTATTGAATTTAATTATTCTAACATACTATATAAAAAATTATTAGATCAATATTACAAAACAACTGATAAAAAAGAAAATGTAGTAAAATTAAATCTTGTGAAGGGTGGCAAGAATGGATAAAAAACGATACGATAAAAAAATGGAAAAGAAAATTGACTGGAAAGAGCTAATTGGTGGCGACAATGACACAATTATAGACCCCTCAACTATGGATGCTATTGATCGTATGCATTTTATCGATGGTATTCTTAATGAATATCTTTCATTTTCTAAATCTTCAGATCCGCAGTTAGCAGAATTCACAGAAAAATACTACACAGTTCTTACAGAGTTAATACAGGTTTACGGACACTAATGAATCCATCACCACAATTAATGAGAGTCATGGGTCTTCGTTTCGCAAGAAGTATTTTATCTCAAGATAAATTAGAGGCTGAAGAAAAATTATGGCGTTCCGTTGTCGTAAACGCCATAGAAGATTGTATGATAGATCATAGTGATAGGAAGCCTTCTTTGATTAAAATAGAAGCACATAATTGGATTGTGTCTAGAACAAAAGATTTTGATCAAGTTTGTGCATGGGGTAGACTAGACGCTGATGATATTGAAGAATGTTATGTAAAAGCATTACAAAATTGTAATATGCGTTTTACACATAGACAAATAAAATGGTTTACTTATGACAAAATTTACAAGAAAATGTTAATATCTCCTCAACCAATAAAAAAAAGACTAAGAAAAAATTTAAATAATTTTAGAGAAGAAGTTCACAACACTCCAACTACTTACGTGAGTACAATTTTTGTTTCAGCATTTGTGTAGTATTCATCTTTTTGCAATTTCTCATATGAGTTAATATCATAGCAGCTGATAAAAATAGCATAGGGTAATGATTTCCTAGTACAGACCAAGCAACCCAAAATATTTGAGAGAAAAAACCAAAAAGCGGTGCGTACCAAGATTGATTACCATAAATGTAAATTGATATAACAGCAGTTACAGCGCAAAATACTTCTAAATAAAACATGATTTATGATACCTCAAGCTAGCGGAAAGGCAAATAGGTGTTAACAATTTGGCTAACTTGAGGTGTGTGACAAGTTTATTGTATAATTGATACTACAAAAAATGTCAACAAGTATTATTTTTTATTTTCCCAGTTTTCCATAATGTCATTCCTTACAAACTTTTTTTTAAAAAAGTTCAAAACATAGACAAAAAACTAGGAAACTAGGAAAAATAGCAGAAAACAAGGAAATATTAGAAAAAAAACTAGGAAAAAACTAGGAATTTTTCCCAAAAAGTAGGAAAAATATCAATAATTATTACTAATTTTAGTATTTTATTCCTAAAAAGTAAGAATCCTTATGGACAAAAAATAGAAACTTTTTTTAAAAAAAACTTTGTATATAATGACATTATGGTAAAAATAGATATGCCACAAAGAAAAAGAGAAGTAAGAACTATTGAAGACTTAACTGATAAACAGAGAAAGTTTATTGATATACTTGTTGATAATTGGGGTTCAATATCCAAAACAGATGCTTATTTAAAAGCTGGCTATGAAACAAAGGGTAACAAAGTAGATAAAGGAAGTGTTGCAGCTATTGCCAGTAAACTTACAAATCCTAAAATAAATCCACATATTTGTAGATATCTTGAAATTAGATTACAACAAGAACAAGAAAAATATGAAAAAGATAAACTTAGAAGATATAAAATATTTGAAAGATTAAGAAATGGGGCTGAAATGAAAGGTCAATATACTGGAGCAATAAATGCTGAATTTAGAGCAGGACAATTAGCAGGACAATTTGTTGATAAAAAAGAAATAGCACACACCACATTAGAAGGCATGAGTAGAGATAAATTAGAAGAACGTTTGAAAGAGTTAGAAAATAAAATTAAAGACGCTGATAACATTATAGATGTGACACCAGAAAAATGAATTGTTGGCATTGTGATACAAAATTAATATGGCAAAATGACTATGACATTGAGGATGAAAGTGATGATTATTGTATGGAAACTAATTTAATTTGTCCTAAATGTGGTTCTTTTGTTTCGGTATATCTGCCTAAACAAGAAAACAAAGATAATTACCCATATATATTACCAATTTGGTAGTATGAAAGAGTCACAAATTTGGAGACTTATTAACACGATTCAAAAGCCTCATCGAGATTGGCATCTTGTTAGAATAGAATCTAGTACAATCAACGGAATCCCTGATGTTAATGCTTGTATTGCAGGAAGTGAATTTTGGTTTGAGTTGAAGTCAAATGATGACAAGAATTATGGAATATCAAAATACCAAATCAACTGGATAATCAAAAGACAACGAGCTGGTGGTAAAGCATTTATCTTGCATAACTCCCCCTTGAAGAGAGAGTTCAAAATTCTCGAGATCCGTGAGCCTGGACTCCCGTTTCCCGTTTCCCGTTTCCCGTACACTAAACCCGCTACCATTTTACCAGTAGTTCTACAGGAGCTGGCCCTGCGCGCTGCAGCGTAAATCTGGTTTCCCGTTTCCCGTATAAGTCACGGATTTTGCGGGTTTCAATAATCCTGCCAGCAGCAACCAGGCGCGCGCTGCGTGATTCTGGACTCCCGTTTCCCGTATGAAAGTTGCGGTTTTCTGGGACTTTTTCATTCCATCTGGACAGCGGAGCGCGCAGCGGGGAAAGTTCCGTTCCCTGTAAAGTTCCCAAACTTCCCAGTTTTCTGCAGTTTTCTTCACGCTGTAAAAAACAGGTTGACAGCGTCTGATCCCTGTTATATATATAAGCTGTTAACAATTTGTATATTAACCTTAATATAGGAGAGACATTATGTCCGAAAATTTATGCAGCTGCTGCAAGCAGCCAATAGAAAAAAATGCCAAAGATCAATTCTGGACCTTGGGACAAGAGGGCTGGCCATTGTTTAATGGCAAAATATGTGATGTGTGTCATGAAGAATGGCAGGCAGATATAAGAAAAGCTAGGATGGTACAGGTATGACTGATAATACTTATAATGGCTGGACCAATTACGAGACGTGGCGCGTGAAGCTTGAGATGATTGACAACTTTGCTAGTGTCGAGCACTTAGCGCCAGATTTTGATCGTGACGCATTAAAAGCGTATTGCACTGAATTACTGGATGAAGAGTTTAAAACATTGGAACACGTGCCTGTCCAGCGTTTCGGTCGTGATTATGCGTATGCGTTCCTCGATGCCGTCAACTGGGCAGAGATAGAACGTGCTTTGATTCGTGATCACGAGGAGGACCAGCGGACCGCATGATGGCGTTCATACTTACTATAATAATAATGGCAATATTTTTTCCACGGCTGAGTGCTTTCTTAGCCGTGGCTCTTGCTTGTGTGGTGTTTTCATTTTTATGACGTTTCCCGTTTCCCGTTTGTGGAGGCTGTTCTTTCTTTTTTTCTTCATTCAATTAGGAGCACGGCGCAGCGGGGAACTTTTCTGAAGAAAGAAAGATGTCTTCGGTGAAAATTTTTTTCTTGACTGCAATTTTATTCTTTATATAATAGAGGTGTTAACAATTTGTATATTAACCTTTATATAGGAGAAAAAAATGGGTTTCGATTTATACGGACTTAATCCAAAACTAAAAGGAGTTCAACCTAGTATTGATTGGGCTACTGCTACTGATGAAGACAAAGATAGATATGTGAAAGCAAAAAATATCTTTGAAGAAGAAAATCCTGGACATTACTTTCGTAATAATGTGTGGTGGTGGAGACCATTAGCATATTTAATAGAAGATAAATGTAAAGATTTTTTAACTGACGAGCAAAGAAAAAGTTTACATTATAATGACGGCAAAGAATATTCTGATAAGGTTGCAGTTAAAATTGCAGACAGATTGCAGGAAGTCTTGGATAGTGGAGAGTTGCTCAAGTTAAAAAAAGAACACGATGCAGAAATGCAGAAAGCTAAAAAGCATAATGATGTTTTAGAAAGTAAAATGAAAGCAATAGTTGATGCTCACGACGGAGTTGCTCCAAAAGATTTGCCAAAAGAAGAATTTACAAATTGGCAAGAACTTCAAAAACAAAAAAATTGGGCTGATGCTTACCCATTCGATATTGACAACGTCAAAGAGTTTATTTTGTTTGCACGTTGTAGTGGAGGGTTTTCTATATGTTAAAAGAACCAAAGGAAAATATAGCATTAACTTGTTCTGATTGTGGTTTAGAGCAATATTTTAAAATTAAAGAAATGGAGAAACAACTCAAAGAATTTGTTTACTGTATGTTTGAGGTTGACCACGAACACAAACACATTAATACTGAAAGAATGTGGGTTAAGATTGAGTTTGGCGACCAAAAAAATGGAACGGGTTATTTGAGCAATCAACCTCAATTTATTTCTAATTTAAAAGAGGGTGATAGGTGTTCTTTCTATACAACAAAGGAAGGGATAACTAGAGCCGAGTTACAACAATGATGAATTCCTTCCTTGAACTGCTAGGTGTATTCCTAGCAGTTCTCATTTTCTTTTTACTAATCAGATAAATATATTTCCCGTATCCCGTTTGCCGTCCCGTTTGCCGTTTGCTGGTTTTCATTAACCAGCAGCGGTGCGCGCGCCTGGCGAAAACTTCTACCAGTAAAAAAATATCATAAAAAATAAAATTAAAAAAAATAAAAAAAGTGTTTGGTGATACTATAAAAGTATGGTTTAATATATATGTGTTAACAATTAAACAAGAAAGGTAGTAATTATGACACAATTAAAACTAAAAACTACTTACTTAACTAAGTTCAAGGAAGAGTTTATTGTTAAGTATGGTGAACTAAAACAAGAAGTTTTAGATAAACAAAAAGTACTAAGTAATATGAAGTCTATGGTTTTAGAAGTATTTGATGATTTAAATACTTCTATGATTGAGATTACCAAATTACCTAAATATAAAGGCACTACAATTTCTAAAATTACTAGAGAAAGTAGTTATGCAGTTAAGGGTGATGGTACTAAACTTCTTGATGCAAACAAACAACCTATTTTAATTTCTGGTAGAATAGACACTAAGAAGTTAAAAGAAAAGTATCCTAATGTTTATGCAGATTGTTTAAAAGCAGTTAAATCTGTTGAAATAAAGTATGACATTAAGAAAGTTGGTAAATAATGCCAAACTTATTAGATGCTATTATTAATACTAACCTCACTACTATCAATGATAGTAGTGAGATTGAACAACCTAATGAACGTAATGTTAGAGAACCTCATTCTCAATTAAGGTTAAACAATGCTCTAGTTGCAAAGGTATTAGAGGATATAATCGTTGAGCATTGTTCTAATTATAACAATGAACAATCACAAGCCTTAATGAATGACGTTCAAAGTGCATTACATCAAGTTAGAATATCAATCCTAAGATAACACAATAAAAGGCTTACATTAATTTGTAAGCCTTTTTTCTTTTACAATTTCCCACAAAACAACCTAATTAATAAAGTATTAGACTTCATTAAATTATTTTATGCTTATCTACGGCTCTTAAAATCGGTCGTTATTAAATAAAACAATACAATTCCCACATAAAAATTAGGTTACGCAAACAGGTTTACCTGTATCAAGTTTTATTTTCCCCGCGGGCGCCGACGCTTAAAAAGAGGCTCTCAACCTGTTCCAAACACAATATCTAGTATGTTTTTGTATTCCCACGCACAAGATATAGGTTCTTGCGACAACGACAGCCTACGGCAAGATCAATACATACATATATTTGCATTTTCTTACGAGCTAGATTATAGTGTTTTGTATGTCAATTAATAATTTGACCACAGACAAATTGAGGCTCGAAGTAGAGAGGCTCTTGATAAAAAACATAAAACTGTGCCAAGACAATTTTTTATATTTTGTAAAAGAGATGTGGCCCGATTTTATATATCGTAAAACCAAACTAAGGGATAACTGGGGTCATCACCAAATAATAGCAAATGAGTTTACTAAAGTAGCTTCAGATAAAAAAGGGAGGCTCATAATAAATATGCCTCCTAGACATACTAAATCAGAATTTGCTTCAATCTATTTTCCAGCATGGATGATAGGGAAGTTTCCTAAAATGAAAATTATGCAAGTATCACATAACACAGAACTTGCAGTACGATTTGGTTCTAAGGTTCGAAACATTGTAGGCTCACCTGAATACAAACAAATCTTTGGTGACGTTAGATTGCGAGAAGATTCAAAAGCCAAAGGTAGATGGGAGACTAATCAAGGTGGTGAATATTACGCAGCTGGCGTCGGGGCGTCCATCACGGGTCGTGGTGCGGACTTACTGATTATTGATGATCCACACACGGAACAAGACTCTTTATCTGACATGGCGATGGAACGTGCTTATGAATGGTATGCTTCAGGTCCAAGACAGCGTTTACAACCTGGAGGTTCAATTTTACTTGTGATGACGAGATGGGCAGAAGATGATTTAACCGGTCGTTTATTGAAGGCTCAAACTGAACCGAAAGCAGATTCTTGGCGTCAAATTTCATTCCCAGCGATCCTCGGCTCAGGGAACCCAGTCTGGCCTGAGTACTGGAACTTAGAAGAATTAGAAAAGATCAAAGCATCATTACCGATACGAAACTGGTCTGCTCAGTATATGCAGAACCCTACCAGTGAGGAAGGTGCAATTTTAAAACGAGAATGGTGGCGACCTTGGAAAGGACCCATACCAAATTTGATGCATGTCATACAAAGTTATGATACAGCGTTCAGTAAGAAAGAGACAGCTGACTATTCAGCCATAACAACTTGGGGTGTATTTTTTCCAGAAGAAGGTGGGGGACCCAATATAATTTTACTTGATGCTTTACGAGGTAAGTATGATTTTCCAGAATTAAAAGCAGTCGCTTTAGATGCAAATAAATATTGGGAACCCGAAAGTATTATCATAGAGCAGAAAGCTAGTGGTGAACCTTTGACTCAGGAGTTTAGAAGAATGGGTATACCCGTCATACCTTTCGTGCCAAGTAAGGGTAATGATAAACATACACGTGTTAATGCGACCTCTCCTATATTTGAAAGTGGTGCTGTATGGTATCCGTATGGTGAACATTTTGCAGAGGAAGTTATTGAAGAGTGTGCTGCATTTCCAAATGGTGCAAATGACGATTATGTTGATTCAACAACTCAAGCGTTACTAAGGTATCGCCAAGGCAACTTTGTTGAGTTATACTCAGATTATGTAGATAACGAGGATAGACCTCCTAAGGAATATAGATATTATGGATGAAGAGAATCAAGAATCGGGTGGTCCAGGTATATTTGGTGTACTTGGTGGAATCGGGGCAGCTGCTCTAGCATTACCTAAAGCAAGAAGAAAAATAGTAAAAGGCATTGGTGAGTTTTTTAGAGATGACGATAAAAAATTTAAAACCAGTGTAGATAGATTTGCGTCAAAAGCAGAGGCTCAAAAAGCTGAAAACATATCTCAAGAAGTGTCAAAAGATTATCCTGATTTGTATAAAGCTAATGAAGCAGCAATAAAAGAACAGCAAGAGTTAGAAGACATTAGAAAAGCTGTACTAAAAAAACCTTTAAGTTTTGGTGGTAAGATTGACGATCCACAACATAATTACACAGATCAACGTGACGCTATACGTTTACCTGATTATAATTTTGGTTCAACACTTTATGACTTTGTAGCATTACATCCGTCTAAAAAACCACTTACAGCACAACAGTGGTTGAGTGAATTTAAGAATCCACAAAGAATGGCAGACCTAAGATATAAAACACCTGGCTTTGAAAACATAAAAGCGGGAGTTACAAGACAAGAATTAAGTGATGCTAACATTGCTGAGTTTGATGACAGTGGTAAATTGATTGGTGGTATTCTTAAATCAGCAGAAGACTCTAATGTTAAGGTGGGTAAAAAGATGTTACTAGATATGGCGTATGATACACCAGGTGCACGTTTACAAGTTACTGAGTATGGTTTACCTATTAAGACAGTTAAAAAGGTAGACGCTTTTTTAGATAAAGCAGAAGAAAGCTTAGCTCATGAAGTACAAGTTGGGTATAAAAAAATTAGAAACGTGCTCAATAAAGAAGCTGGTAATGTTTTAGAAACAGACCAAAGGGCTAAAACTAAAAAAAACTTGGACTCAGTTTTAACAACGCAGTATGATCCTCTTGTGGAGATGGCCGCAAATAATCTCGCAAGACTTAAAATGCAATTTACAAGAGCTGATGCAATGGGCTTAGAGGGAGCAAAAGCTCTTAATGTAAATGCCAATATAATGCGACAGTTAAAAGAAATAGAATTTCAAACAAGTATTTTTGATATGTTTAAAAATAATTTTGCTAGAGAAAATATTCCAAAAACAAAAGCTGCCGTCGAAACATTTCAACAGACAGTGCCTAACAAAGCAAAAGAAGATTTAAGAGCTATGATGGGTGACATAGCTAGAGATTATGAAAAATTAAAGGGGAGTGCTATTAGAAGTGGTAATACTTCATACGGACAGCATGATGAATACAGATTAAAAGGGCCTGAGACCTATCAAGAATTAATTGTAAATTTAAAACCAAAACCAGGAAGTTACAAAGGAAAAAGACCACGAACGACAAAACACTATGGTCGAGATGCGCAGGCAGACGATCAGTTATATTTTGTTCGTTATGGCGTTCGTTCTGATTTTTACAATCCTGATATGAAAGGTATTACTATTGATGAGATACAAGCCGACATAGCGCAAGAAGTCAGAAGATTAAATCAGAAGCCGCCGAACCCTTTCAACATTAACTTTCAAGAAAAACTTGTAGAAGAAAGAATCAAGGAAATCCTACCACGGGCCAGGGAACTTTCTAATAAGGGTGTAAACATGACACCAAAAGAAAGACAAGAATTACGAGAAATAAATAATTCTGCTGCCACCTTGTACAGATCGACAAGAAAAAAAGGAAATGCAGGTAGTTATTTTGATCAAGCTGGAACTAATTTTCAACCTTTGCAGGACAGTTCTGATTATGCTGAGCACGCTATAAAGGTGTTAATAAAAAAAGCGATCAGAGATGATTTAGATTTTGTATCTGTAAATACTGTAGATGTTCAACATACTTTTAAACATCCAAATGCTGGTAAAAAAGGTATGGAAAATTTTTACGGAAGACAATCAGGTAGAAGTGTTGCACAAAAAGAGGCAATTTTAGAAGGTAAAAAAGTACCTCCTTTACCAGAGGGTGAGCTTGTAAAAGCAATGAAAAATATTGCCAAACAATATAATGGTCGTGTTGATAAAAGAATGGTTGCAAAAAGCGACCCTAGTAAACCATTTAAGGTTATTAGAACTTTGACTGATAGAAGTATAAGTAATGCAGAACCTGGACAAAAACCAATTCAATTTGATGAACACATTGCAGCCTTTAAATCAAAAGCTGAGGTTGATGCATTTTCTCAAGATTTGCGAGGTGAGGGTTTAAAAATAACGAAGATAGAAGGCAATGATCCTAAAAATTATTATGAAATACCAACTCTTGTAATCACACCAGAAATGAAAACAAAACCTTTTAAAATATATAAGAGAGAAGGTGGACTAGTCGTAGACTTGTTTAAATGGTAATATAACGAATGGCAAAAAAAAGAAAAACATTTGAAGAAAGATTTAGCCTAGACGATATGATACTAGGAGCAGATTTTGAAGGTGCTTTTTTTGATGAACCTGAACCTGTTAAACTTAAACCTTCTGATTTAATCAGTGATATAAAAGCTAAAAACAAAGCTTTTAAAAAAGCTAACAGAAAAAGACGTATGTTTCCATTACCTGTAAGCGACATATCAGGAGATGTTATAAAGTTGGCTCCGTATCAAGTAATACCTGAAGCAATGAAAAAAGCTAGTAAAGGTGAGTTTGTTATGGTAAAAACAAAAATGGGTAGAAATAAAAAAACAAGGATTACATAATGGATGATGAAGATAATTTAGAACAACAGGTTGAACCTGTTGATGTCGAAATTGAAGAACCTACCGATGAAGTTGTAGAAGAACAAGCAGAAGTTAAAGAAGATTTTTATGCAAACTTAGCCGAAAATCTTGACGATAGAGTGTTAACATCTATGGCTCAGCAGCTAATTTCTGATTACAAAAAAGATAAAGAGTCTAGAGGCGATTGGGAAAAGGCATACACATCTGGATTAGATTTGTTAGGTTTTAAATATGAAGGTGAGGGTCAGCCTTTTAGAGGTGCTTCGAGTGTAACACACCCTTTACTTGCTGAATCTGTTACACAGTTTCAAGCACAAGCTTATAAAGAATTATTACCAAGTGATGGACCTGTAAAAACTATGGTTGTAGGAGATGCCACACCAGACAAAGTAGAACAAGCTCAAAGAGTAAAAGACTTTATGAATTACATGGTTACAGAGGTTATGGAAGAGTACACACCAGAGTTTGATCAAATGTTATTTTATCTACCTCTTGCAGGGTCTTCATTCAAAAAAGTTTATTACGATAATTTGATGCAACGTGCTGTAAGTAAATTTGTTCCAGCAGAAGATTTAGTTGTACCTTATTATGCATCTGATTTAAAAGACTGCGAAAGAATTACACATTGTGTAAAAATGAGTGAGAATGATTTACTTAAAAAAATAAGCACGGGTTTTTACAGAGATGTAAAAATTTATCCAACAGCTGCTGACGATAATGAAGTTCAAGATAAGTATGATGAATTAGAAGGGTTATCACCAACAAAAGATAAAGAATATCAGTACAACATTCTTGAAATGCATGTTGATATTGATTTAGAAGAATATGCAGTTGAAAATTCTGAAAAGAAAGTAAAGGTTCCTTACATTGTTACTATCGATGAAGGCTCACAAGAAGTTTTAAGCATATATCGTAATTATGCACCTGATGATCCTTTGTTCACGAGGCGTGAATACTTTGTACATTACAAGTTTTTGCCTGGTTTAGGGTTTTATGGCTTCGGTTTAATACACATGATTGGTGGTTTAAGTAAAACTGCAACAGCTGCCTTGAGACAATTGTTAGATGCAGGTACTTTAGCTAACTTACCAGCTGGTTTTAAGTCGCGCGGACTAAGAATTAGAGACGATGAACAACCATTTCAACCTGGTGAGTTCAGAGATGTTGATGCACCTGGTGGAAACATCAAAGATCAGTTCCAAATTTTGCCTTTCAAAGAGCCAAGTAACGTTTTAATGCAGCTTTTAGGCTTTGTTGTACAAGCAGGACAGCGTTTTGCCTCTATTGCAGACATGCAAATCGGTGAAGATTCACAAAATCGTGCAGTTGGAACTACTTTAGCCCTTATGGAACGTGGTTCTAGGGTTATGAGTGCTATTCACAAGCGTTGTTACTACTCAATGCGACAAGAATTTAGACTTTTATCCAATGTTTTTGCCGAATATTTACCACCTGACTACCCATACGCTGTTTATGGTGCTGATAGAATGGTAAAAGCACTAGATTTTTCACCAGAAGTTGATGTTATACCTGTTGCAGACCCAAATTCTTTCTCAATGAGTCAAAGAGTAACGTTAGCATCACAACAATTACAAATTGCAAATGCTGCACCACAATTACATAACATTAGAGAAGCATATAGACGTGTTTATGAGTCTTTAGGTACAAAAAAGATAGATGATTTACTTTTACCAGAGAAAAAACCAGAACCTATGGACCCTGGCGCAGAAAATTCATTAGCTTTACAAGCAAAACCACTTAAAGCGTTTTACTTTCAAAACCATGATGCTCATATTGCAGCTCATGCTGCATTTATACAATCAAGAATGGTGCAGGCTAACCCTTTAGTGTATTCAATATTACAAGCACACATATCTGAACATATTTCGTTCAAAGCAAGAGCACAAACTCTTCTATATATTAAAACAGAAAGACCTGATTTAGTTGAACTAGAGCAAACAGATCCACAAGCATATCTTGCTGAATCAGAATCTATCATAGCTAGAACGATTGCTGAACTTACACAACAATTAGTTATGGCTGAGCAGGGTACAGAAAAACCAGACCCTGTTGTTATGCTTAAAAACAGAGAACTGGATATTAAAGCTATGGATATGCAGAGAAAAGCTGCTGAGTTCCAACAACAAGAACAAAGAAAAACAGGTGAGTTTGACGATCGTATTGATCTTGATAGAATGAAAAGAGAAGATGCTGAAGTCGCATCACAAGAAAGAATAAGAGTGGCTGATGAAAAGCTTGAGTTAAATGCTTTTAAAGTTGGCTTAGAACAGGCAGGTAAAAATGAAGGGTCTTAGATTTTTAGATGGTTTTCTTATTCCCTTAATAACACAGGTGGATATGCAGACTAGAGTGCAAAGACAAAAACGTTTACAAGACGAAGCCAAGAAGAGTAAGCCAAAAAAAAACAGAGCTTTTGATTATCTTGGTCAAGAATACGGACCACCACCTGAAAAAGGACCACAGCCTCAGGGTATGAACGGAGGTAGATTAGTTGAACCTAAATTAAAAAAAAGAAAAAGGTACGGCAATCGCTCTGAAGTATCTAAAACAATAAAGACTGAAAAAGGTTTTACAAATGTTCCTTCTATGTATGGTGGTAAAGAGTATGATGAAGATTTTCTAACTGAAATGTATAAAGACACCAAAACAGATCCTGAGACAGGAAGAAGGGTCAAGACCTATGAAACACAAGGTGAGGCAGAGTTTGCTGCAAGTCGTAGATCAGACAGACTAGGAATGAAAACAGGAGAGTTTGCTGGCTGTCCGCACCGAGAAAACGGAGTCAGGAGTGATATCAAAGGTATCTCTGGTATTCAAGTCAAAGGTAAAAAGTTTGTAGGTGTCAGATAAACTTGAAAAATTAATCAATATAATTATTGTTTTGTGTATTATAGAAATTATGATACATTCTGTTGAAGTAATAATTGACACAATACCATATATAAAATGATAAAAGGCGATTCGTCTGAATACAATTTAATAACCGACCAAATACAAAAATTACAAATAGGTGATGTTTGTTTAACTTGTGAAATTGGTCTTCGTGAGGGTTTGGGCACAAAAACAATTATTGATGCAGTGCGTAAACAGGAACCTAAATTTTATAAGCACATTGCTATTGATCCGTATGGAGATCTAAGTTACGAACACTACGATGGTGAGGGTTATGTGGTAGCCGGTTACACTGAAGAGATGAAACAAAGAACTGTTTCACATTTGTATAAAGTTTACCCTGAGTTTACTTTTTTTCACATGACCGACGATTATTTCTTTAACACGATGAGTCAAGGCCATCAGTTTTGCGTAGAAGGTACACTTATGCTATATGGTTTATACAAAGTTGTGCACCTTGACGGACCTCATACGACAAAAGCTGTAATTGATGAACTGAGTTTTTTTATACCCAGAATTGACAGTAAAGGTTTAATAATAATAGATGACTACCCTGACGTTAAGATGGGTATTGTGGACATGCTTCTAAAGACTTATAATTTTAATGTTGCTGCTAAAGGCGACAATAGAATTATTTATCAAAAGGAGATATAATGTTTCAAGCAATAATTGGTCCTGTCGCTAAGTTAGCTTCAACTTGGATAGAGGGCAAACAAAAAAAAGCACAGTTAAAAAGTCAAGTTGAGTTGACAAAATTAGAAGCAACAAAAACTAAAATTGAAAAAGATGGCACTTGGGAAGAAAAAGCTATGTCTGCATCTGATAATTCGTGGAAAGACGAAGCCTGGACCCTTACCTTTATCGCTATAATTTTAGCATCCTTCGTCCCTGCATTACAACCATTTATGAAAGAAGGGTTTTTATTTTTAAAAAATGATTGTCCGGAATGGATAAGTTGGGGCATACTTGCGTCAATCGGTGGATCTTTTGGGTTAAAAAGTATTGCACAATTTAGAAAATAAATTACAATGTCTGAAGTGGACTGCGGTCACGATGACAACCAGCACTTCTAACAATGGAGATAATTATGTGGTCTAAACCTATAATTACAGAAATCTCTGTTGGTCTTGAGATCAACAGTTATGCCTGTGC